TGTCTGCAGCGGTTGCGTACATGGAGCAGTTTGGATGTTACCGGCCAAGCAGAATGCCGGACAGGAACGACTTTAACTTCGACTTGGAATGGAGGCTGTGCGATGCTGCGAATTAACGACAAGACGCGGGAGATGTTTGTTTACGGCCAGATTGGGCCAGCGGACTGGGGATTCATCGGGGCCGATTCGATTGTCGAAGCACTGGGGATGCTGGGCGACGGGCCGATCAGCGTGCGGGTGAATTCGCCTGGCGGCAGCGTCGATGAGGCAGTTGCAGCGGTAGAGAACCTGCGGCGGCACAGCGGCGAGGTCACGGTCAGCGTTGACGCACTGGCAGCCTCGGCGGCGACCTTGTTTCTGGTTAGCGGGTTCAAAGTGACGGCCGCACCGCGGGCGATGGTCATGATTCACCAGCCGCACACGATTGCCATTGGTGACGCGGCGGCAATGCGGAAAACAGCGGACATTCTGGACAAGTACAGCGAGACGCTGGTCGATGCCTATGCCGCCAAGATGGACGCCAGCCGGGAAGAGATTCTGGCGATGGTGGCCAGTGAGACTTGGTTTACCGCCAAAGAGGCGCTGGCCATTGGGCTGGTCGATGAGGTGGTCGACATCAAGGACGCACCGAAGGCGATGGCATCGGCGTCGATGTTCCGCCATCCGCCTCAGGAACTGTTCGACGCCGCCAAGCCAGCCACGCCGGTTGAGCAGCGGTTTCCAAAACTGATTGCCGCAAAACTGCGGGCAATACGACTAAAAAGCCGTGACACTTGATTCGTAACTTAGAAAGCGTATGATTCCCAGCGGTGGGATGTTCCCGCCGCACATTTTGAAAACCTCCCGCTAGAGTTCGGTTGTCATCGACTCGACGGGCTGACGTTTGGAAAACAACGTCGGCTGTCGCAGTCGATTTCTTTTTTTGCTGCCTGACAGTCGGCACAAAAAAGGAATGACCATGAAGACTGTAAAGGAATTGCGAGAGGCGATTCAGGAGCAGCACGACCGCGTTGCTGCGATTTTGGCTGTTGCCAAAGGCGACCAGCGTGACTTGAACGCTGACGAAGAAAAGGAAATCGACGAGGTTCAGGGCAAGGGCGAGTTGGTTGGCAAGCTCGGCGAACTGGAAGCCAAGCTCGACCGGATGCTGAAGGTCGAAGCCGCACAGAAGGCGATTGCCCGCCAGCGGTTCAGCGACGACAAGCAAGTCGAGGAAGTTGTCGCCAACGGTGACATCAACGTCAGCGCCGTCAAAGTTCCAGCGTCCGCCAAGGCTATCGGCAGCATCCGTTCGTATGCTGGGCCAAACGCCGAAAAGGAAGCGTTTATTGCTGGCCAGTTCATTCGCAGCGTGCAGGGCAACCAAGGCGCTACCGAATGGCTGAAGAATCACGGCATCCAAGCCGCGATGGGTGGCAGCGACAACACCAAGGGTGGCTATTTGGTTCCCGAAGTGATGGAAGCGGCCATTATTCGCAACGTCGAAGAGTTCGGTGTGGCTCGCCGCGAAGCCCGTGTTTATCCAATGGGTGCTGGCGTTACCCTGCTGCCTCGCCGGGCCAGCGGATTCACCAGCTACTTTGCTGGCGAAAACTCTGCTGTCACCGCCTCGGACTTGGCGTTTGACCAGATCCGACTGGAAGCCCGCAAGCTGATGGTGTTCAGCAGCTGGTCCAGCGAACTGCCAGAAGACGCAGTGGTTGCCCTTGGCGACTTGCTGACTGCCGAAGTTGCTTTGTCGTTTGCCGTGAAAGAGGACCAGTGCCTTTTCAGCGGTGACGGAACCAGCACCTATGGCGGCATCGTTGGCTTGGCCAACGCTCTGGCTGCCGGTGCAGTGGCTACGACTGCAAGCAACGTAGACACGCCAGCCGAAATCACCATTGCCAGCTTTGAAGAGGCGATGGGCAAGCTGCTGCAGCTGCCAGGCATCCAGCCAAAGTGGTATTGCCACAGCAGCATCTACCACAACGTCATGCAACGCCTGGCGTTTGCGTCAACCGGCAACACTGCCACCAACTTTAACGCTGGATTTGGTCCGACGTTTATGGGCTTCCCAGTCGTGTTCGCCCAGGCGATGGACAGCGGCGCTCCGACGACTGACCTGTCTGGCAGGTTCATCGCCTACTTTGGCGACCTGAGCCGAGCCGTGACGATGGGCCAGAAGCGAGGCATCAGCATTGCACTGGACAACAGCTACGGTTTCAACACCGACAGCGTCTACTTCCGTGCCACCGAACGATTCGACATCAACTGCCACGAACGCGGAACCGCAACCACTGGCGGCCCGATTGTTGGCGTGAAGTGCAACGCATCATAGTGATCCAAGTGTTCTGCTCCACTTGGGACCGTCGGGAGGGGGCGGGTTTCCGTCCCCTCCTTTTCCCTGACATCAACCAAAACCTGACAAGGAACTTGATATGAAGACTCTCCAAAGCTGCGTGTATTCCACGCTGCTCGCTCCGATTACCGCTGTGACTACAGCACGGACTGCCAACCTCGACTGCCAAGGTGCCGATTACGCAACCATCAGCATTACTGTTGGTGCGGAACTGAACACCAACAGCACCAACGTTGTTGTTTCCCTTAAGGAATCGGACGACACCACGGCCTCCAACTTTGCCACGTTCAACAGCACCTACGCTTTTACCATCGACAACACCGCAGCGGCCGAGGCCGTGCTGCACGTTGATCTCAATGGCCGCAAGCGGTATCTGCAAGTCGGACTCACACCGGACACCACGACCAATGGACCGGTATTAACCTCGGTGGTCGGCGTCCTGCAAAAGGAAATCGCCGCCTCCGCCAACACCAGCAATGCCGATTACGTCAAGGTTGGTTAATTATAAGACGGTCACCAAAAGCGGAGCAGAACGCTATGGATACACATGAAGCGAAAGTCGCGGCGTTGATGACGGCTCCCAGATACGAATGTGTCTGGAGCCGCAACGTCATCGACCACGCATTTAAGAAAGCGGGTATCCCGATTGTCGTGTCTGGCGGCGTGTTCTACGGCCAGTGCATGCAGCGGATGCTGGAAGACGCCATCGACCACGGCATCGACATTGCGATCACCGTCGACTTCGACAGCTGCTTTACCGTTGAGCATGTTCATCGCCTGCTCAGCGTCCTGTACAGCGACCCAAAGTATGACGCCGTTGCAGCGATGCAGTGCAAGCGGGGTAAGCAAATCCCGCTGTTTACGGTCGGTGGCCAGACGCAGGTCGAGTACCAAGGCGAGCCGATTGAGGTGACGACCGCACATTTCGGGCTGACGGCGATTCGCCTAGACCGGCTGCGGGATGTGCCAAAGCCGTGGTTTTGGTGCAGGCCGGATGACCAAGGCAAATGGACCGACGCCAAAATCGACGATGACATTTGGTTCTGGAATCGGTTTCGTGAGACTGGGCGGCGAGTCTGGGTTGATCTGGATTGCCGCATCGGCCACATGGAGGAGATGATCGCAGTTTACGACGAGAACCTGCAACCGACGCACATCTACCCAGAGCAGTGGCGGCAGCAGTATTTGGAAAAGAAGGAGCAGAAAAATGAAAATGAAACAAGTCCAGCAGTTGAAGGTTCAGCTGCTCCGTGACTGGAACGGCCGCAAGGCCGAAGACGTGATCGAAGTTTATCCCGGCGTGGCAGATTGTTTGGTGAGGTTTGGACATGGGCGGATACTCAATCAGCGGCCCGCTGCGGACGGCGGACAAGTCGATCACCCAGTCAGCAACGACAGTGGAACCGCTGCAGCTGAGCGAAGCGAAAAAGCATCTCGAAATCGCCGACGCTGACACGGCACACGACGAGCATTTGCAGAATCTGATCCAGCAGGCACGGGAGCAGGTGGAGCATGACTGTCAGGTTTGCCTTATATCTCGCACGGTCACGGAAAAGTTTAACTGGTCGGGTGACGAGGAATGCTGGCAGCTTTACTTCCGGCCTGTCACGGCGGTCACTTCGATTACCTACTACGACTCAACCAACACGCAGCAGACATTTTCGGCCAGCCTCTACAGCTTGGACACAGACCGTCGCCGCGTCTGGCTTAATAGCAACGCGGCATGGCCGACAACCTACGACCGCTGGGATGCCATCAGCCTAGCGTACACGGCTGGCTACGGCGTCAATGGTGGCGCTGTGCCGCAGATGTTTAAGCAGGCGATGCTGTTGCTGATTGGCTACTACTTTGAGGAACGCACGATGATGGGCAATGAGATCGTCACCGGCGGCTTCAAGGCCTATGAGAACCTGCTGGCCCGCATGAAACGGAGTAACTACCCGTGAGGCTTAAGGCTGGCCAGTACCGCGACCGCGTCCACGTCTACCGTGAAACGTCTGCTGCAGGCAGCGACGACCCGGCGTTTGCAACAACGCTCTGGCGTGACCTGCCGTGCAGTATCACGGCGGTCAGCGGCGGCGAGACGTACCGCGGCAGACAGATTGAGGCCACCGTTTCGCACGTAATTGAGATGCGTTACTACGCCGGAATCTTACCCAGCATGCGAATCTATCAGCCGCTAACGCAGACCTACTACGAAGTGAGCCGGGTGCTGGCGATGGACAACAACACGCAGCTGATGATTCAGACGACGGAGGTCGTACTGTAATGGCAAAACACAAAGAGACATACGCTGGCGCACTTGAGATACAAGAGTCAGTCAATTTTGAAGACGTGCTGTCCAAGCTTGCCGGACAGGTAAAAATTTCGATCCAGCAGTCGGGGCTTGAAAACGTCGGGCGGATGGTAATTCTGGAAGCTCAAAAACGAGTTCCACGTAGTTCGATAACTGGCACAAAAAAGAAATGGAGCGCTGGGTATCGCAAAAAATACAATCGTTCGTCTCCGTTGCACACTCAATTTATTACTAAGCATAAGGCCTATAAAGGCGGCAAGGTGCTTGCAATGGTAGTGAGAGTGCGGTATCCGCAGGGCGCACACGGGCATTTGGTTGAGTTCGGGCACAAGTCCGTTCTCTGGGGAAGAAGAACTGGTGAAGTGGTTCAAGCAAAACGGTTCATGCTCCCTGCCATTGAAGCCGTTCGCTCGCAAGCTGACCAAGCATTCAGGCGAGGCGTCGAAAACGCGATAATTTTGGCAGGTGGCTAATGGACATCGCAACCAATCTACGCACATACCTGAAAACCAAGTCTGCCATAACCGCACTGGTCGGAACTGGCGATGCAGCCCGAATTTACATACACGACGCCAAAGAGGGCGTGCAGTTGCCTTTTGTAATTATCGCCATCTTAACTGGCAGCAGCAGCGTACACCTCGGCGGGGCGGCTGGAATTGCATCCAACCGAGTGAGCGTCATCAGCTACGGCAGCACGCACGCCGCAGCCTACGAACTAGACAAGACAATCAGGCTTTGCCCATTGCTTGGATACCGGGGAACGATGGGCTCGGGATACGTACACGCTGTCGACGACGACCAAGGTTTTGAGT